AGCGGAGTATCTCCATCTTGTTACTCCATTTTCGTGGGTCGTGAAACCTTTCGGGATTCATCGCAGTGTTAATCGCCAGAATACTGGGATACATACCTAGAACCATTCCTTTATTAGGGCTCGGAATCCTAACGTCGAAGAATCGTTGAAGATAAATGGTCGTGTAACGATCAACTAGTTGTTTTTCAGGTTGGACAGTTAAACCTATGGAAGCACTAGCTGACGCTATTAATTCTTGGATCCTCTTGTCAGTGAGAGGTTGTCCGGTCTGTACTGAGAATGCAAGATCATCACCTAATCCTTGAGCCTGCGTAATGGGAAGGCCTCTTTTCACATTGAGTTTCCATACATAGTAGGAAATGATGGATTCGAAGAAATTAGTTAGTCCTGAGCCACTTGGCATTCCGTGTCGTCCGACTGATATTTTGCCTAAAGCATACATCACAGGGATATCGAAAATATGATTTACGAGTGAAGTGAATGATTTCTGGAATTGTTTTTGAAAAACAGGACATACTATGGCCAGAAATATTTCTATACACGTGTTATTGAGAGACTTATCCATAGAAGTGTAGTCTTGCTGAATGAAAATGTCTCCTTCGAAAAAGTCTTGACGTTTGAAACCTCGTTCAACTTCGCTAAAACCTTCCCATGCTGAAAAGAATGGACTATTCTGAGCACGAATAAGTTCCATTAAGGGGTACAGATACATTTTCTCAACTATGTTCAGACTGAATGGTGCCAAAAAGATCCAACGTGGTTTCCCTCTTTGGGATCTGCTGCCTAACAGCATTACGTATTCTTTCCATTTGCCGCTCTTGACATCGGCTAGTGCCTTCGCTAGGATACTGGGTTCCTTGCGTTTGCCATAATCTGGGCAACCAGAATTGGTCAGGAGCTTGTCGTCGTATTGATCACGTTTCACGACATTATCGGCCGACATTGGTCTTTTGTCTTTCGCCCCTCCGAACACCTCTAGGGATATTTCACGACATAGATCGTAATCTACATACATTTTTGCCTGAATCGGCTTTGTATAATATTCCTTGAAATCTTCGAAACGTTCACTGAATGGAGGGTACCCACCTGGAGGTCCTACTTTAGACATTCTAGTTAAATCATAAGAAATCAGAGGTTCTAAAACTGTATCTCTCTCTGACAAACGGGACAGGAAGTGAGTCCATGTTCCAAAAACTTCCTCTTCTGGCATGTCCTTGTAGAAGGGAGTTTGAGGAGTAGGATTCTTACCTTCTCGCATTTGTAGGAACGCTGCGGAAGCACGGTCTTGGGCATCAGATGTTAGCTGAACGTCAAG